TTGAAGAAGAAGCAATGACAGAAGAGATTGCACTAGAGACAGTAGTAGAAGAGGAAGTAGTTACAGAGACACCTGCCACAGAAGAGATGGCTATAGATCCTGCTGCTGATGCTGAAGCTATTTTAGCTATAGTACAACCTGTAATTGATGAGCAAATCAATGCTATTATAGCAATGATAGCTGATTTAAGAAATCATATGGAGGAGGTTATGGCTGAAGATGTTGCTACTGAGGAAGTCGTAGCTACTAAATTATCGCATCATGATAAGTTCAGCATGGTAAGTAAATTTTTAAACAATAATAACTAAATAAAAAACAAAAAAAATGAGCAAAAAATTAAGATTTGACTTGGATATTGCTAACAGTGCATTATTACAAGCTAACAGCGAAGCATTCTATAGCCGAGCTTATTTGAATGAGGAAGTAGTTGACAACTATCGTACACTACCAGGAGTTAAAGTAAAGACTAAAATTTCTAATGTAGTATTTGGACAAGTATTGCAGGCAGAGAATTGCGGATGGAACTCTTCAACTGATACACTTGCATCGGTTGAAATAAATGTAGAGGGATTATCAGCTATGGCAGAGATTTGTCAATTTGATCTAGAGCAGTCTTTCGTATCATTACAAATGACTAAAGGATCTAATGGTGATTTCACTGTTGCATCTTTCATGGATTACTATTGGAATGAGATGTCATTAACTATTGCTGAGAACATTGAGAAGTTACGATGGTCAGGTGATACTGCATCAGGTACTCCTGCTCTAGCTTTATGTGATGGATATAAAAAAGGATTAGTTGCTGATGCTGCTAATGTAATTGAAGTAGGTGGAGCTACACCTCCAGCTATTACTACAGCAAATGTACTTACTCAATTAGCTTTAGTTTATGCTGCTATCCCTCCTGCTGTAATTGCTAATCAAGAAGAGTTACGAATCTATGTATCTTCTCCTGTAGCTACTGCTTATCGTGCTGCTGTTGCTGCATCTAACACACAGGCTAACTTAACTCAAGCATTAGATTTTTCTTATCTTGGAATAAAGATGGTATTATGTCCTGGAATGCTTAGTAAGTCTACGATTGTGGCTTCACCTAGAAAGAATTTCTTATATGCATTCGATGCTGAAGGTGATGGTAAAGCATTACGAGCTATCAATTTAGCTGACACTGTAGCAACACCTGTTATCAGAACTCGTGCTAATATGAAGATAGGCTTTAAGCATGTTAATGGAGCTGAGATTGTATTCTACAACTCTGCATCTTAATTAACTAATTTATAAATCTAAGGGAGTGCAAGCTCCCTTTACTTAAAACTTATACAATGAGCTGTGAAGCATTACAATCAATCGCAAAAACCTGTGATAATAATACAGGAGGTATTAGAAAGGTATGGATTAATCAACAGGAGGGAGTTACCGCTACAACAGTAGCAGGAGGAGCTTGGATAATTACTGCTATTACAACTACTCCATTTGCTAAATTTGAAATCAATAGAAATACAGGTAACTATACAGAAGATACTGCAGTAGACCTAATCAATGGCTCTACATTTGTTACTCAGACTATCACTTTAATGTTCAATCGTAGAGATAAAGAGAAGTCAGAAGCTATCCATGTATTAGGAGCAGGTCAGCAATATTTAGCTGCTGTTGTTTTAGATGCAAATGGTAAGTATTGGTACTTTGAGAATCTACAATTAACTGCTACAGGTGAAGGATCAGGTACAGCTCGTGCTGATGGATCTAAATATTCCGTTACACTGTTAGCGGAGTCAGACCACTTGGCATATGAAATAGAGGCTGCTGATGTAATATCACCTGCATTCCCAGCATAACCTTAACACCCTAATAATTAAAGCTCTAGTAATACTAGGGCTTTTTTTTTAAACATTTTTTGAGCTTAGTATAATATAGTTATATGATATACATTAAAAAAGATGAGGTCAATCAGATAATCCTTACACTCACTGAGGTAAGTACACTGCCGAATCCTTATTATTTGTTTGTCTTTCAGAATGAAATGGACAAGCTGTCAACACCTATTACATTCTACACTGCTGATCTATCAGCTTATCCTGAAAGATTCAATCAGTTTGAGCTAGATGAGCCTGTAGATTTGGAGTTAGTTAAAGGACAGTATACATACAGCATCTATGAGTCAAGTACCACACCTCCAACTATTGCTAACTCTACAGGGGTTGTGATTGAAGAGGGCAGGATGGTAGTATCAGGACCAATAGTATCATCAATTTATGAGTAATTATGGCATTAAAAGACTTTTTTAAAACAGTAAAGCATGAAATAGTAGAGGGATATCAATCATTCTCTACTCCATTCCTAAAGGTGGGAGGTGCAAATCTTAATCTACCTTATGTTAATGGTAGGAATCAGACTAATGGTTACATTCCATTCGGTCAGGATAACCTATTCCCTGAGCTACTCAATCAGATATTCTACTCATCACCATTACATGGTTCAATAGTGGGTTATAAAGTGAATGCAGCTGTAGGTGGTGGATTTAATATAGTGGCAGATAGACTTACTCCTCAAGATAAACTAGAGCTATATACATTAGAGAGAAAATTAAACATAAAAAAGATAGTACCTGCAGTAACTCAGCAACTAATACTGCATAATAGAGTATATTTTAAGCTATGCTTTGATGACAAAATGAAGCTAACTAAGATAGTCAATCTATCACCTGAGAAACTTAGAGTAAACTTAGACCGTAAAAGATATTATATCTGTGATGATTGGTCTAGTAGGATTGGAGTACAGGAGATAAGAAGATATACTCCTACCTGTAGAGACTATGAGCAGTTATTTGTATATGAAGTAGAATGTATTGGGCAGGATTATTATCCATTACCTCAGTACACCTCAGCTCTAAACTTTGCTTTCTTATCAGGTGAACTTAGCTACTTTGCTAAAAGTAATATACAAAACTCAGTATTTCCTAGCTTTGCTATGATGTTTCCTAAAAGACCTCAGTCTGAGGAGGAGAAGAACATGATAAGAAATACCATTGATAGATTGAAAGGTGCTGCTAATGCAGGTAAAGCTGTAGCATTCTTTGCTAATAGTCAGGACCAACTGCCTAAGATAGAGTCACTACCTACCAATGGTAATGATAGCCTATTCCAAGAGGCATCACAGCTGAATACTGAGCAAATTTGTTTCTCTCACACTATAGATCCTATCTTAATGGGTATTCGTACTACAGGATCATTAGGTAATGGCTCAGATATTAAGCAGGCTTACATCATATTTGAGAAAAATGTAGTAATGCCATTGAGAGATATGGTATCTGACATCTTTAATGAGCTACTTTTTATAGCTAAGATAGATGCAGATTTCACTATCAATAACTATCAGATAATTAACGAGGCAATAGTAGAACTTGAGGGAGATACCTCTAAGACTAATGATGCACTTAATAGTCTATCACCTTTGGTAGCTACTAAAGTACTTGAGACTATGACTGAGAATGAGATTAGAGCTTTAGCATCTTTACCTCCTGTACCTGGAGGGGATAAAAGCAAATCACAAATTGCACAAACACCTATACTATAATGCTATACTTTATAACAGAAACATATCTAAAGAATAACACACCCATCACAGCTAATGTAGATGTAAACAATGTTACTCCTTACTTAGCTACTCAAGCTCAACTAAGAATCATGCCTATATTAGGCACTACATTCTATAATGACTTACTAACTAAGTACAATGCTCAGACATTAGATCCTGATGAGGAGACATTAGTTACATTCATACAGCCTATTATAGCATGGAGAGCAGCAGAAGATGCTGTATTTGGTCTTAGTCTACAGCTAAAGAATAAAGGTCTACAGACTCAATTCGGAGATAATAGCTCATCAGTAGATAGAGGTACTATAGCATTCAGCATGGAACATTATGCACAAAAGGCTGCGTTCTTTGAGCAAAGATTGATAAGATACTTACTAAAAAACAGAGCTTTGTATCCAATATTCACAGGTACAACTAACCGAGATACTGACTTAAGACCTATGATAGATGGATGTGGATGTCTATCTAATGGCTTGCTAGAATGTACAGGATTATGTGGAGGTTCAGGTAACAATGGTTACAATAATTCAATCTTAATACTATGAAGCACTCAGGAGTCTTATCTATAATAGTATTCAGTTTAGGATACTTAACAGGCATATCATTACTATTTGAGCCTGCTATATATCTTAAGCTAATGGGAGGTAGTATAATAGGCTATCTTACTTTTATTCTAGCATTACAAATAGAGGGAAGGGAATGAAAGCACAACTATCACTATTACTAATATCAATTCAATCACAACTTTTGACACTTATATCTATATGCTTTGCATTCTTTTTACCAATAAGTGGGATACTGCTGATGATAGGAATATTAATTGTCATTGATACTATCACAGGTATATGGAAAGCTAATAAGTTAGGGGAGAAAATAACTAGCAGAAAGCTCTCATCTATAATCAGCAAGTTAGCACTCTATGAGGTTACTGTGATTATGTTCTTTTTAATAGACAAATTCATACTAAATGATATCATTCTTACTTTTTTTAGTGTACCATTTATGCTCACTAAAATTGTAGCATTAGTATTATCTAGTATAGAGGTGATGTCTATTAATGAGAATTATAAGATAGTCAAAGGGATAGATTTATGGCAATCAATGAAACTATTATTTGCTAGAGCTAAGGAAGTTAAAGAGGACCTAAACAAACTGAAATGACTAGATGGGAATTAACCTCTAAATATGGTACAGCTAATGTAACAGGTGCAGGTTACTTAGTAAAGATTAAGCTACCATATCCAATGAGAATAGCTTGGGACTTAGACAGCTCAGTCAACTCTATGATGTGCCATAAGTTAGTAGCTGATAATTTTACAGCTGTATTCAATGAGCTTCTAGCTACCTATGGATATGATAAGATTAAGGAGTTAGGGATTGATTTATTCGGTGGATGCTTTAACTACAGAAAGATGAGGGGAGGTACAGCACTATCCATGCACTCATGGGGAATAGCCATTGATCTAGATCCTGCTAGAAATCTACTTAAAGAATCATCGAAAACTGCAAGATTTGCAAGAGCTGAGTATAAGGCAATGATAGATATATTCTATAAGCATGGATTTATATCTTTGGGTAGAGAGAAGAACTACGATTGGATGCACTTTGAAATAAAAGAATGATGAGATACTTAGCTATAATCTTACTACTCAGCAGCTGCTCTGCACAATACCATCTTAATAAAGCAATTAAGAAAGGATATACTTGTGAGCAAACAGGAGATACTATCAGAATTACAACACTAGATTCTATCCCTGTTATCATTCATGATAGCATAGTATGGGAGAAATTTATTACTACTAAGGATACTATTATAAAGTATAAATCAGTCTATGTGCCTAAGACTAGACTAGAAAAAAAAATAGAATATAAACTAAAGGTCAAAACTATCTACAAAGATCGTATTGTAGAGAAAGCACAGGCTAAGGCTACAAGACCTAAGACTAGAGGCAATCTTAGTCTATTATTTGTAGGGGTAGGCATAGGCTTACTGCTATCATATCTCTTTAAATTTGCGAGGGAGAAATATTTGTTCTAAGTTTACACCACTTATGGTAAGAAAAAGACTGTTTTTTGACATTGAGACATCATTCAATGTTGGTATATTTTGGCGGTCAGGATATAACCTCACTATTAATCCAGGT